TCTAGGTATTGGTCTAGGCGCAGCAGGTGCAGCCCTTAACAAATCATACAGCAAGTTGTTAAACAAGAGTACAGATCAAATTGATGCTCTTTACAAAAAAGGTGATGTCGATGCTGTCAGTGTTGTGGATGCTATTACTGGAGGCAATCCCGCTGGTCGAGTAAATCGAATGTTAAACAGCGTTAATCAATACATTCTGCCATCAAAGGTAATAGGTAGTCGTGCATCCGAAGATGTTCGCAGAGCAGTAAATGAAATAGGAACTGCCAAAGACCTTGCTGGTCGAGCTAGAAAAAGGTTGGATGATGTTTATGCGAAGCTTAATAAAGCTGACCAGATTAAAGTTGATAAATATATAAATGGTGAATCCAAAGTATTGCCAGATGCGGCAACGCCTATGCAAGACACTATCAATGAATCCAGAGAAATAATTGATGACTTCTCCCGTAGGATACTTACATTAAGCGATAAAGGGATTCTGGACTTAGGAGAAGAAAGTGATGCTTTGATTAAAACCATACGAAAAAATTTAAGTGATGATGGGCCAAACTACCTAACAAGAGAATACAGGTTCTACGAGGATATGGATTACGAACCCTCTCAAGAGGCTCGTCAAAAATTAACTAAATCCTTAGTTGCTGCACTCAGAAAGGAAAAATCCAAGAACCCAGAGGAAGAAGCGGAAGAAATTATTAGAAACCTATATAATAGTCGTAACCCTGAAGATAGAGGGTTAGGTGCTTTTAAAGGAATGAACATTCTTGCTAAGAACAGCAGACTTTTTAAACAAAGAAAAGTTCTGGATAAGACTATGAAAGAATTTCTTGGAGAATACACAACTCCAGGTGAAAGAGTATTTGGAACAATATCTAAGCTAGGAACATTGGTTGCACAACAGGAAGCAGCATTAAGGATTACTGACAATCTTCAACGCTCTGGTCTAGCTATAAGAGCTAATCAAATCCCGGTTGGGATGGAAGGGCAATATAAACTCCTTAAAATCAACAAACAACCTATTGAAAAAAGATTAAGCCCTGAGTCAGATAGAGAAAAATTATACGTTCTCGATGAGGTTAACCAATCCATCAAACAACTTTTTGCTACTGGAATACCACAGCAAACCAACCTGATGGTTGAAAACATTTTTACTAAAATACTTAGCACAACAACTGGATTGACTAAGTTTGTTAAAGTTCCTCTAGCCCCAGCCGCTTATTCACCTCAGTTTGTAGGCAATATGTTTATGATGTTAGGTCAAGGGCTTGATCCTTTTCGTGGCGTAGGAACAGGAATACGCGTAGCAGGTAATGAAATATTTGGCAAAGGGTTAAGCCTAAAGGAGATTCAGAGATACAAAAGCCTGGGTCTAGTTGATAAAGAAATATTTTCTAGCGATATTCGCAATGCCTTTAACAAGGGATACAAACTATTGCCGGGTAAGTTAGGTAAGGGAACTGATTTCGGTATGAAGAAACTAGGCAAGATTTATAGTGCCATTGATACAGCAAATCGTATAACCGTATTTAAGAATTACGAAAAGCAACTTAAGAAGTTGATTCCTGGTATTAATAAAGAAGGCTCTCCAAACTTTTTGAGCAAATTAGATCGGGACAAACTTGCCGCTGAATTAACTAACTCCACTTATCAGAACTATGATAGGATCTCTCCTTCGCTTCGTTTTTTATCAAGGGTAGGTGTACTTAATGAGTTCGTATCATTTAATCTTGAGTTGACTAGGACTACATTTAACCAAGCTAAATTAGCAAAATCAATGGTGGATGGATCTTTTGCTAGGAGAATGAAGGAGGAGTACGGCGTAAACGTAAGCCAACCTTACGCTACATTTCAGGGTTCAAAAAGAATAATTGCTCTGTCCGGCGCACTTGGTGCGGCTACAGCAGGTATAGCTACTATTAATAAGTTAAATGGTTTTGACGATGAGAAGGTTCGTGCAATTAAGGAAACTTCTGCGCCTTCTTGGGATGACAGTAGCGCACTTCTAATAGAAGATCAGGGTGAAGGAAAGATTGGCTTAATAAATATGGCATACAGAATGCCAGCCGCTGAACTTACCTCAATGTTTGAAGCAGGTCTAGGAACTGGAAGTTATTCCGATGCTGGTTCGGCAGTATTTCAATCCTTTATTGATAAGTTCTTTGGAAGTGGTACAATGAATGCCAAGAACATTATAAATACTTTGCAGAATTATAATCCCAATACTGGGCGTAAGATATCTAGTAGTGTAAGTAAACTTGATAGAGTCATTGATCAAGGAACTTTCTATGCAAAGCAAGGATTCAATCCCGGATTTTCTAGGGACATCCAAAAGTGGGACGAAAGAACATCGGGTGAAATGGGTGCCAGGTATCTTACTGGAGAAAGAAAGTTTAATACTACATATCTAGGTGGAGCTACATTTAGATTTAATGAAATCAATGATAACTTTAGAGCAATACGTGCGGGTTACTCAGGATCTCTAAAGCGTTCTAAAGATGCTAGTGATTCAGCTAGGGACTACGCTAAGTATAATAATTTATACCGCCAGAATGTAGCTGAAACAATTAAGCACGTTAATAACTTAAGGGTGCTTGAACAGACTGATGAGGATATATATAGGACTCTCCCTAAGAATTTTTCTAAATTCTTGAAGGATATAATTATGCAAGGGAAAGTTCCTGATATGCGTATTTCATCATCAATATCAGGACCAAGGCTTGAAAGAATTGAAAGTTATGTAGAGAACTTCAAGAAGTTACCAAGCGAACTTGGATTTAAGATGCTTCAGCAAGAGGCTGCTCTAGGTAAAATTAAAACGTCCGATGTTAACGACATCATTACAATAGTTAAATTACAACAGGGACTAAAAAGCCCCACCCCCTAAATTCCTAAGAGGTGAGGCTAACCGGTTGTAAGTAGGTCTAAAGAAGGTGGTACTACTAACAACCACCCGGCTGGATTACTCCTTGGCCTAACCTACTTAAACATTATACATCGTTGGATTCAAGGAAGTCCTTGAGCTTTCGCTTCTCTTCCTGGAGAGATTTTCGTTGCGCTACCATTCTCTCTATCCTGTAGGATAAAGTTCTGGATTCGTGCCGAATCATTTCTATTTGTGTTTGAATCCTCTCGATGTTTTCTTTTGGTACTGACATAAAATAAATATTAAATTGTCAATGTATTCATTTTAAAAAACAAATACATATTTTTGGCATAGCATTATAGAAAAATATTTTATTAAAATTGTCAAGATGTTATCGGTTCAGTATTGATAACAAGCGCATCTTTATTGTACAGATACCCAGTCATCTTATTGACGGTTTGATTACCCTCGAAGTCCGTATGCCAAGGCATCTCTCTACTGTGGAATCCGAAGTTGTAATTATCCCTAATTAATTTAGAGATATTCCAAATATAAATTACGCTCTCGAACTCATTGACATATACGAAGTCCTTTTTTACGGACTCAGCTATGCCTATGTTGGTATCAACCTTTAGTTCTTCTATTATCCAGGGGTCATATGCTTTTCGCCTGGATTTAATTTCAAATAGGTAGCGTTTATTCTCGTAATCAAAATGGCTGAACTGATCCTTCGCTTTGATGAGCTTGCTCATCTTGGGGAAGGCAATCATTATTTGTTCTGCCACCTGAGATTCTGTCATTATGAGAACCTTCCTATGCAATGATAAAATTTAAACATACCACCTATATCTCTTTCGCCTTCTCTATTCTTGGCTATCTCGTAGTACATCTTGGTATAAGCACCCTTGTTGTCAATCTCTTTTGAGGACTCGAAGTCCCCTTCTGTTGGGTACATCAGAAGTACAATGTCAGCGTCGTTCTCAATGTCCCCGGAATCCTTGAGGTCATACAGCTTTAGCTTTCCACTTTTTACTCCCTCTCGATTTACTTGAGCCAGAAGTATAACAGCTATATTCAAATCAATAGCCATCTGTTTTATCTTGTGGGATATATTGGATATACCCTCAGCCTTTCCCTTTCTTGCATCGAATGGTACTAACTGCAAGTAATCAATTACTAGAAGTTTTACTCCGTGTTTGTGTACGAACTGCCTAGTCTGGCTACATAAATCATCTGCATTCTTTACGGAATGAGATGTGTAAATTGGTAGATCCGATAGGGTATTGATGGTATCATTTACCCTAGTCATTTGTTCTTCGGACGCTACGTTTTCTTCAACCATCCGAATGTTAACGCCCGACATAACCTGAGTCAGTCTTTTAGTAAGTTGTTTTTGTGGCATCTCAAGTGAGAATATACCGCAGGAATGCCCATCCTTTGTTACCGCTTGAAGGGCTATGTATAAAGCTAGTGCTGATTTACCACAAGATGTTGGGGCAGCTACAGTCATAACTTCGCCTGCGGCTATACCTCGATTGCCCAAGTACTCGTCCAATCTATTTGTATGCGTCTTGACTACATCGGGCTTGTATTCTCCGGACTGCATTCTCTTAATATCATCCATTAACTCCTTAGCGGAGTCCTTTATCTTTGCCTTTGATTGGCTGGGTATAGGGTTAGAGAATATGCACTCCTCAAGTTCGGCACGAATCTCCTCGTATCCCTTCTCTTCGGATTCAACATTTTCGACTGCCAGTCTGCACGATCTCATAAGGGATCTTAGCCTGGACTTTTCCACCACTGTATGCGCAAAGAATAGAGCCTGAGTGGGCGTAGAAGCCTTCGCAGTGATGGCAAGTAGCCCGGCTATCCCTCCGACCTCATCGACCCCTTTAACGGTCTTTAAATGCTCAAGAACGGCAACGTCGTTTATGGGTTTATTTTGTAGTGCTAGCGCACCTATGGTATCAAAAAGTATTTTGCATTTGTGCAAATAAAAATCGTCCGATTGGACGATTGGAGTAACGGAATCGTAGACTTCTGTATTATCTTCTAGTAAGCAAGATGCAATTAATCCTTCCTCCGCTTCAGCATTATGTGGTTGCTGATGAACCAGTAGTTTCAATTCGTCTTGATTCATTCTCAACTGTGGACAAAAGAGCGCGAAGCAGTTGACCTAAAGCATTGTGCTTTATACGTATCTCCTTTGGTAATCTAAGGGTATCAATCTCATTATGAATGTTAAGGGATACTTCTGCGGCTTCTTTTATTTTTGTCATTTTTGTAGTATATTTTTTGAGTTAAGAACACTTGAACCCCTCGCAGATTTGCGAAGGGCCAAGCATTCTATCACAAGGTTTACTTCTCTTTTTCTCTTTCGAGCATCCCTATGGCTATCAATGAGTAGCCAATTAGGTCACGAAAAATGTCCTTGGATTGATCTCCCTTGGTGTTAACCTTGAGTGATCCATCGGAACAGAAAGCCTTAGCTCTCTGGAATTTGTCCTGCATTCTTATGCAGATACCAGTTATGGGGTGCACACCGAACTCACTTGAAGCATCGAAGTTAGCGAAAGGATTTTCGCAAGTCTCTCCACCTGTGTAGTCAGCGTTCTTATTCGCAGTTAACTCCAGGATGGAATCAACTTCATCCTTGCGGAACTTGTTCCACCAGACTTTATCGAAATCCCCCATAACTTAAAATGGGGAGTCATCACTCGTTGGAGCAGAGGATGCTGACGGAGCACTAGGTGCTGGCGTTTCATCAACTGGATTGAGTGCCAATGACAAAAAAGAAACACCGCTTTTAGCGACTTTCTTCCATCCCTTTAGGTAGTAGGCCTTGCCCTCTACGTCAATCTTTCCGTTGTAATCCGGATGATTGGGTTTTTGTTTGCGGTCATTCACAAAGAATGTTCCGCTGTTTGTGTTATCGTATTCAGCCATATATTATTTGGTTAAAATTCTGTGTTAGCAAAATTAGCTTTGGGGTTTTCTCTACCGTGCTTGTTGGTAGCATCGGGATCTTTAGTATCATCGATAGCAAAGAGTCCATTGAGAGCGTACTTACGAGCATAGGAACTAGCTGAACCAGTTATCTGTGCATCATCCATACCCTTTTTTGACTCAGTTTCACGAGCAAAACCCGCAACTGGTATTCCAGTATCGCTATCATTATCAAGTAAATTAGCCAATGCCTTGACGTAAATACGTCCTGAAACTTCAATAATGGAATCGCTTATAGTTAGAGAGCAACCCCACTCAGCGAGCAGAGGCTTTACTGCGGTAAGGATGTCCTCACAGGAGCGGTATTTATACCCTCCGAACTTGTTAGTCTGCCCCTTGGGGGCTTTGAGGGATGACTGAATCCCTTGTAGTTTTTGTCTTATGTTTTTATTCATACTTATTTTTTGTTAGTTCACGATACAGTTTGCATCGCTGTTTTTCATTACAGCAGGACTCAAGTTCTTGCTTGGTCGCACCGATAGATTTCAGTTCAGCCACTTGTTCAGAGGCTGTCAATGAATTTTTAAATTTTTTTGTAAGTTGTACAAGACCCACAGGATGAAGGACATCCAAGGTTTCTCTCTCAAGATAGGATGCCATTGCTCGGAGAACTCCAGGCAACTTTGACTTATCTTGCTTGCACATTCGTAGGAAAAAGTTTTCTACCTTTCCCAATAAACTGTTTGCTTGTCTAGATATAACGCCACGGACCAGCCCGGTCTGATGATCGTGGTCAAGTACCCAGTCATCCGTTTGTACTTTAAGAACAGGACATTGCTTGGGCTTGTTTGCGTTCCTATAATCCTTGATCTTGTTTTGGGACAAGTACTTCATAGGTACGTACGTATCCATTTCTTTATACTTATATCACTAACACCTCCAAGTTTCTCCTGTATCTTCGGATAAGACAAACCTTGCGCTCTGTAATCCTTAGCTTTGGAAGCCATTTCTTTTTTCTGAGAGTCCGTGTACTGCACACCTCTTCTTGTTTTTGGTTTAGTATTAAGCTGTATTAAACCAGTCTTTTTTAATTTATTAAATCCTTTTGTTTTGCATTCGTACAGGAATCTGCTTTTAGCAATCATATCCTCGAAGTCAGCATCCTTGTGGTGCTTGTCCAATAAATCCAGCAAGGACGCAGCCGTGTTCTTATCGTTCATTCTTTTCTTGTACGGATATAATCCGTCCTATTGATCCTTTCTTAAATGTACATAAACCATTTTTTGATGGAGCTTTTTTAAGAATATATTTCAAAGCTTCCTTCTGATCCTTTGCCCACTTGGTTGTTAATCCAATGTATCCTTCGGGCATATCATTCAACGTGTACTTGATTTCGTATCGGTTCATTTCATACGAAGCAACCAGTAAAGTTCAGCGCATTTCTTTGCTACCTTTATTCCTTTTTGCATATCGTCTTCTGTCCATTCCTTGTGATAATGTTTTGCTGTATCACAATCAATTATAACTGACCTGCACTTTGGTAAATAGTTTAGGTTGTATTCCTTCATTAGCATAAAGGATTCAATAGCTAACTGTTGGCAGTCCTTGTCATAAGTCTTAGCCTTGCCTTTCGTGTTAGTTCTGCACTTGTAATCCGCTAGGAAAACTTTGCCATCCTGGTCGTGACCTATGAAGTCCACGCTACCAGCTATCTTTATCCTACTATTGGCTATAAGTTTCTCACAAGCTATTGGCTTAACTCTTTCAGCTTGTATCCATTCTATAAATGGCATTGACCACTTATCCCAAACAGTTGGCTTAGGCCTCTTGTCGGAGTAAAGAAATCCATAATCTATATGTAACTCGATTGCTTTGTGAACAGTTGTTCCGAACTCAGAGGACTCAATGGTATCTCCAGTAACTGGGTGCTCCCTAGTTCCGTACGTAAGACGCTCGATGTCCTGCCATTCTAAGTTAGGAAACTCCCTAGATAGTTGAGTGATCATCCTTGGTTTGTAAATACTATCCAGGAATGAATCCTTAACTATACCTAGTACAGTTGTAACTGATGGATAAACTTTGTTTTTCTTTTTAGCTTGAGCCGGAGTACTTATCTCACTCTCAAACTTTGGGTCGGACGCATCCTTGCAATTGTAGAAGTGCGCCATTATAATTCGTCTTGATCCATTACGTATTCAATCGCTTGCCTCAATGCCTTTTCGCTTATACCACTACAAGGCATACGAACCAAGGGTTCAAATACGAACTCCTGATAAATCTCGCATTTATCAACCTTTCCATCCACATCCGTTCTCCACATATGGCTCAATCCTTTTTCTGCGAAGTAGGAGAAAACATCCTCTACCTTTCTTGATAGGGTTGAGTTATGTTCAACGACTTCAATAGCTGTTGCTATTTCATCGGACAAGGAATCCGAACTTCTGGATTGATGCTCTAGTTCCTTGGCTACTGCGTATGCGTTTTCTTTTGTTATCTTCATTGTCATAATAGTTTATGTATGATTGTAGCTATGATTACTGATGCACCAACACCTATGATGCAACAAAAAACTATAACAGCGGAATAAAAAACTTCTTTTCCCCCGGCAACTAACTCTTCGTACTCTTCATCTTTCATATTAACTTATGCCCTCTTGGAGTTCAGCCCTGAAATTAACTTCAGCGGTTGATATTTGAACATCTGCATCTCCTCCTGCTTGAACGTAAATGCTTCCATCATCTTCGTATGCAGGAATATCGTTATCTTGAAACCATCTAATGGCTAGTTTTATTTTATCATTCATAGTATTCATATTATTTATTGGTTACTCTTTGGATTAATGTAACAAATGCTTTGGCGGCAGTCTGATTGACAACCCCATTGCCTAGCAATCGGAGTCGATCCACTCGGTTGGCAGTTGCGTCCACCCCACAGGTAGACCCATTAGATGCTCCACCCAGTTCGGGTTCAGCTTGCCTGTTGCTTTTCCGCAATGACCCGCTATGTCCTCCTCTAGGTTGGACTTCTTGCGATTGGCTAGATGCTCTCGGTTCTCCTCCGTTATCTGAGGGTGAACCTTGTTGGCTCTTGGTGTCGGCCACTGCTGTGACTCTAGGTTCTTCCCAGTCGTATTGGGGTTCGCCTGGTCT